CCCATACTTTCAACCATCTTTTAATCTTACAGTTGATTTAGTTTCCGCTATTGGTGAGAAGAAAGATATTCCTGTCGTGTTGAACAATATCAACATGCAAGATGACTATGAAGGTGACTTTACAAGCAGAAGGTCATTGATCTATACCTTTGATTTCACCGCAAAAACTTATCTGTTTGGTCCTATCGCAGATTCCTCCGATGGACTCATCAGAAAAGTTCAAGTCGATATGTATACAAATACAGATCAAACGGTTGCCAAGAGGGAGCAAAGATACACTGCAGTTCCCGATCCAATTGATGCTGATCCTGCAGATGATTTTGGATTCTCAGAGACATTCGAATTCTTCCAAGACTCCAAGAAATACAGTCCCACTAAACAAGAGGATATTTGATTATGTCTGGATATGATGGTATTGATGAAGCTTTGGATATAACAAGTGAGACTGTAGAGTCCACACCAGTTAAGAAAGAAAAACCTGATAGATTAACTAAAACTGATATTGATAAGGACTATCAATATAGTAGAGGTCAATTGTATTCTATTATTGAGAAAGGACAGGAAACTCTAGATGGTGTGATGGAGTTGGCACAAGAAACTAACTCACCCAGAGCATATGAAGTTGCTGGGCAGTTGATCAAAAATGTTTCTGATGCGACGGATAAACTGATTGATTTGCAGAAAAAATTGAAAGATTTGAATGCAGAGGATAAGAAAGGTCCATCTCATGTAACCAATAATGCTTTGATTGTTGGAACCACTGCCGAGTTGCAAAAACTCATTAAGCAAGGTCTAATGGACGAAAAGAAATAAATAAGTTATACTACCCTGTTGCAGACAATGGCATTGAATGAAAACAAAAGTGGTGATTCTTCTCTGCGTGACTGGTTTGGCAAGAGTAAGTCTTCTGATGGCAAGCCTGGTTGGGTTCAACTGGGTGGCAAATACGCAGGAAAACCATGTGCCAAGCAACCAGGGCAAACCACTAAACCAAAGTGTGGTTCCAGTAAAATGAAGCGTGCTCTCTCCAAGGATGAAGAGGAAGCAGCATTTCGTCGTAAGAATCGTGAAGATCCAAATCCAGATAGAAAAGGGAAGGCAATCAACGTGAAAACCGAAGAGACCAACATGACGATTGACTCTTCTGCACATAAGGTAAAGCAGAGAAGAGAAAAAATGAGAGCACTGATGCAACGTGGTGTCGGTGGTGAAAGAGATGCTGCTAAGAGAAAACTTGGCAAGACTGCAGAACTTCCAAAACTGAACAAGGAAGAAGCACTTGATGAAAAGTGCTGGAAGGGATATACCGCTAAGGGTTTAAAAAAGAAAGGCAACCGTATGGTTCCTAACTGTGTTCCCGTTGGTGAGGAAGCAATTGAAGAGAGATCTCTAAGTAAAGGTGAAGAGAAAGATAAGGAAAAGTATGTGAAGGGTATGAAGAAATCTGCTAAGGATTTCAAAGCACGTTATGGTGATGATTATAAGTCCGTGATGTATGCCACTGCCACCAAGATGGCAAAAGAAGAAAAAGAAGGTGATCATGAGTTTGAAATGGCACGTCGCCAACTTGCAACAATGAAGAATGCTGCTAATAGACTTGAGAAGAAAATGGGTAAAAAAGGTGAGGGAAATCTGAAAGCCTGGGTTCAATCAAAACTAACCAAGGCTGCGGATTATGCAGACACTGCTGCTGATTATGTAACTAATGAAGAAGTTAATATTAATGAAATTCACGCATCAGCACATACTCCTCATGAAGTTCCCTCTAAAAATTTGAAAAAACTGGTATCAAAGGCAGTTAAGAGAATTGATACTGATGTTGATGGAGACACTGATCATAACGATAAAGCAAAGGGTGAGCTTGGGGAGTTTATTCCTGGTGTTGGTAATAAAAGACTTCATAGTGGAACAATGACCAAAACTGCTCAAAGCACTAGAATCAAGTCTGTAAAAGAATTTGTTGAAGAAAGTGCCGAGAAGAGATATTGCCCTAAGTGCGAAAAGATGGAGACAAAATCTGAGTGTTCTTATGGACCAGAATACTGGGAAAAGAATGCGAAGAAACAAACCAGTGAATCTGCTGCCTGGACAAAGAAAGAGGGGCAGAACAAAGAAGGTGGTCTCAATGAGAAAGGACGTAAGTCCTATGAAGCAGAGAATCCTGGTAGTGATCTGAAACCACCTCAACCCAAAGGTGGTCCTCGTAAGAGATCCTTCTGTGCAAGAATGTCTGGTATGAAGAAAAAACTTACCAGCAAGAAGACTGCTAACGATCCCAATAGCAGAATCAATAAGTCCCTTAGAGCGTGGAACTGCTGATATGAAAAAGTTTAACGAGTTTCTCAAAGAAAGCATCACCATCAACGGTGACTTCAATGGAACCATCGTCATGGGTGGTTCTCAACCAGAACAGGCACAAGAGTCTTTCTTTGCCGATGTTGTCTGGGAAGGCAAAATCTACCGTCTAGAAGTAGAAGGTAGCATGATGAGCAAAAGTGATTTGGCAGAACACATTCAGGGTGAGTATCCTGGAGCAATTGTTCATAACATTTATCCTGGTGTACAATCTAACAGAATCAAAAGTTCTTCAAGGTATCAACCAGAAAAACTAACCTGGAGTGACTAATGGCTCAGTGGAATAAACAAACTCAAGACTTCTTGAATCAAGAGAGAAGTCTCTTTGAGGTTTATAATATCGCAGATCACTGGGGAAACCAGACAGACTGGAGACCTCAGTTTTCTGACAATAACAGATTAAAGGTCGCTCCCTTCCAAACAGTTTTTTTCAATACTTTCCAGTATGGTAAGGAGACTGATGTTTGGGATGAGAGTGTAGTTGGTGTTGGAACTGCTACTCATAATGCCTCTTCCAGTAATGTGGTTATGGAAGTTGGCTCTACTACTGGTAGTAAGGTTGTCAGACAGACTAAACAGGTAATGAGATACATTCCTGGTAGACCAGCAACTCTTGCATTTGCAATTCGTCTAGAAACACCACAAGTCGGTATTCGCAGAAGATTCGGATTGTTTAATGAGACTGATGGTGCTTACTTTGAGGATGATGGAGGAACATATTCTTATGTAATTCGTAGCAGTGCATCTGGTATCACTACAGAAACAAGAGTAACCAGAGAAAACTGGAATGGTGAAAAGTTTGATGGTAATGGATACACTGGTGTAACTGCTGATGCTACAAAACAGCAGATGATTTCCATTAACTATGAATGGTATGGTGCAGGTGGTGTAACATTTAATTGGTTAATGAAAAATGAGACTATTGTTAGCCATGAATTTGAGAACTCAAATGTCAATGATTTAGTTTGGTGTAGAAGTCCATTCCTCCCAATTCGTTGTGAGATTGAGAATGTAACTGGTGTTGCTGGAACTCATTATCTTTATCAGGGATCTAACTCTCTGATCCAAGAAGGTGAACCAGAAAAACTTGGTGCTTTGTTGAGTATCTCAAATGACATCACTGGAACAACGATGTCTCTCGCAAACACTTTCTATCCAATCATCAGTTTGCGTCTTAAAACAGATGAACTTCAGGCAGTTATGTTACTGAGGTCTCTACAGGCAGTAACGAACGATAACACGAATGTCTATTGGAGACTTTTGGAGAATGCAACTTTGACTGGTGCGGATTGGGAAGATCATCCAGATCCAAACTCCTTTATGCAATATGATACTACAGCAACTGCGCTCACTGGAGGACAAGCACTTCTCTCAGGATTTACCATTGCTGGTGGTGCCTCTTTGGTTGATGTTGATGATAAAGCAGCATTGCAACTTGGAAGATCTGGTATTGGTACAATCAGCGACACTTACACCCTTGCTTGTGCCTCTCCTAACACCAACAAAGCAGCACTTGCGGTACTTAACTGGATTGAACAAAGGTAATTTATTATGAGTGATAGCATTTATCTTGGTAATCCTAATCTAAAAAAAGCAAATACGCCGATTGAATTTACCAAAGAACAAGTTGCCGAATTTATTAAGTGTAAAAAAGATCCCGTATATTTTGCAGAGAATTATGTAAAGATTGTTTCTCTGGATGAAGGTCTTGTACCATTTAATATGTACAAGTTCCAGAAGAAATTAATCAGGAACTTTCACAACAACAGATTCAATATCTGCAAGATGCCACGACAGACTGGTAAGTCTACCACCTGTGTGTCTTACCTTTTACATTATGCGGTATTCAATGACAATGTAAATATCGGTATCCTCGCAAACAAAGCGGCAACTGCTAGAGAACTTCTCGGTAGATTACAAACTGCTTATGAAAACTTGCCTAAATGGATGCAACAGGGTATCATAGCCTGGAACAAGGGTAGTTTGGAGTTAGAGAATGGCAGTAAGATACTGGCAGCTTCTACATCTGCGAGTGCTGTCCGAGGCATGTCGTTTAATATCATCTTCCTCGACGAGTTCGCTTTCGTTCCAAACCATATTGCAGACTCGTTCTTTGCATCTGTTTATCCTACTATTACTTCTGGTAAAAGCACAAAAGTCATCATCGTTTCAACGCCACATGGTATGAATCATTTCTACCGTATGTGGCATGATGCCGAACGGGATAGAAATGAATATGTGGCAACAGAGGTTCACTGGTCAGAGGTTCCTGGAAGGAATGCGAAGTGGAAGAAGCAGACCATTGCTAACACTTCAGCAGAACAGTTCCGTGTTGAGTTTGAATGCGAATTCCTTGGTTCTGTTGATACATTAATCAGTGTAGCAAAACTGAAAACTCTTGTCTATAATGACCCCATCAAGAAAAATGCTGGGTTAGACATTTATGAAAATCCAATCGAAGATCATAACTACATCATTACGGTGGATACTGCGAGAGGAATTGATGGTGACTATTCCGCTTTTATTGTATTTGATATCACCGACTTTCCTTACAGAGTAGTAGCAAAGTATAAGAATAATGAAATTAAACCGATGCTATTTCCTAGCATTATTCATGACATTGCAAAGGCATATAACTGGGCTTACACATTAATCGAAGTCAATGATATTGGTGACCAGGTAGCATCTATCCTATTCTTTGATCTTGAGTATGAGAACGTATTGATGTGTTCGATGCGTGGACGTGCTGGTCAGATTGTTGGTTCTGGATTCTCTGGTAAGAAGTCTCAACTTGGTGTCAGAATGACATCTGCAGTTAAGAAGTTGGGTTGTTCTAACCTAAAGACACTGTTGGAAGATGACAAGTTGGCAACATGTGACTATGATATTATTGCAGAGTTGACAACCTTTGTACAAAGAAAGAATACATTCATGGCAGAAGAGGGTTGCCATGATGACTTAGCAATGTGCCTTGTCATATTCTCTTGGTTGGTAGCACAAGACTACTTCAAAGAGATGACTGAACAGGATGTTCGTAAAAGAATCTATGAGGATCAGAAGAATCAGATTGAACAAGACATGGCACCATTTGGATTCCTAAATGATGGCATACATGATGATGCTGGTTTTGTAGACAGCGAGGGAACCAGATGGAGTTCTGGTGCTGAATATGGTGACATGTCATATATGTGGGAATATCATTGATGGATTTTGATGAAGAGTTTTCTTTAGAGCACTTAATATTTCAAAGTAGAAAGTGTAGGTCTTGCGGTAAGATGAAAGACTTAGTTTCTGATTACTATAAGACTAGAAGAAGCAGTGGTCCTTCTGCGTATTCTTATGAATGTAAGGAATGTACTATCATAAGAGTGGTTGCTAGTAGAATGACAAATGAAGTTTTGGATAAATGGGAGTATCCTGACTGGTAGGTTGTTCGTGCATTGTTTCCCCACTTGAACAGCTTAAAAATCTAAATAACTCTAGCATTATTTGGATTTCATAAGGAGAGAAAGATGCCGCTGAACTTAGCATCTCCTGGTATTGTCGTAAGGGAAGTAGACCTAACTTCTGGTAGGGTCGATCCAACTTCCGATAAGGCTGCGGGAATCGTAGCCCCATTTGAAAAAGGACCAGTAGAAATTCCAACATTAGTCGAAACTGAAGCAGACCTGCTTAACAATTTCGGTGAACCCTACGCTACCGATAACCACTACGAGTATTGGTACACTGCTTCATCTTATCTCGCTTATGGTGGGGTATTACAAGTAGTAAGATCAGACGATTCTTCCATGACAAATGGAGTCGTCGGTGTAGGTTCTACTCTTAAGGTTAAGAGTGGAGACGATTATGTAAACAAGGGATATGACGTAAACACTATCCCTGGTATCACATTTGCTGCCAAAAACCCTGGATCTTGGTCTAACGGACTTAAGGTTGCTTACATCGACGGTAAGGCAGATCAAATTCTGACTGGATATGCTGGAACAGATATCCAATTGGGATATGGAGTTACTCAGGCAGTTCCTGCAGGAACAATTATCGCTGGTGTTGGAACTACTTCTGCTCTCGACGGATACTTTAAGGGTATCGTTACCGAAGACAATGGAACCAGCATTGGAGTAAAACTCACACACCACGTTTCTGCTGCTGGTGTTCAAACTGCTGTTAGCTACACACCTGGTGGTGTTTATAGATTTGCTTCTGTTGGAGTTGGAACAACACTAGCATATGACAGTGGTCTGGTTATTCATAGTTCTGCAGGAACCGAACTTGGAATCGCTAGTTACACTGGAAGACAAGACTGGTTCGATCAACAGGAAATTACCCTGTCGGGTCAGAACATCAAATGGAATAGAGTTGCAGATAGACCAACTACAACTGCCTACGGTGCAGATCGCAATGCTAAGAATGACGAAGTTCATGTCGTAGTATATGATGATCTTGGTAAAGTCAGCGGAAATGCTGGCACACTGTTAGAAAAGCATCTGGGTCTTTCTAAGGCAAAAGATGCTGAGTTCTCTGCTGGGTCTTCTTCTTATTGGAGAACATGGTTGCAGTTTAACTCTGAGAACCTCTTTGGTGGTAGTCAACCTGCGGGTGTAACGACCAGTGGATTTGCTGCTGGTGTTGCAACCACAGGATTCGACCCTGCTGCTAGTGGTGGTTGGGATCAAGATGCTGGAAGCGTTACTTTTGATTGTATCGGTAATGCTACCAAGACATTCCAAAATGGTCTTGACTACGGTGGTAAGGCAGGAATTGGAAGCACTGGTTCACTGAGTGCCACTGCAGGTGATATCGCAACTGGTTACGACACATTTGAAAATCCAGACACCTTTAACATTGATTACTTGTTGATGGGTTCTGGTGGAAAGTCTAAGGAAGAAACTCAGTCAATCGCTAACAAATTGATTGCGGTTGCTGAAGAGAGAAAGGATGTAGTTGCATTCATTTCTCCTAATAGAGGAACATTCCTTGCTGAGACAGATAACGTAGTCTCTCTCAGATCTGCTTCTTCTATTACTGATAGTCTGATTGACTTCTATTCTGCTATCACCTCATCTTCTTATGCGGTATTTGATAGCAGTTACAAGTACACCTATGATAGATTCGGTGCTACTTTCCGTTACATTCCACTGAACGGAGACATTGCTGGTACATGTGCCAGAAATGACATCAATAACTTCCCATGGTTCTCACCTGCTGGAACCGCAAGAGGTGCGATTCTCAATGCTGTTAAGTTGGCATACAATCCATCCAAGACACAGAGAGATGTCCTGTATAGCAACAGAATTAACCCAGTAATCTTCTCACCAGGATCTGGTATTGTTCTGTTTGGTGATAAGACTGGACTCGCAAGAGCATCTGCCTTTGATAGAATCAACGTTCGTCGTTTGTTTATCTATCTGGAAAGAGCAATTTCTGCTGCTGCCAGAGATCAGATGTTCGAATTCAACGATGAGATTACAAGAACAAACTTTGTTAGCATCGTTGAACCTTTCCTCCGTGACGTTCAATCGAAACGAGGCATCACTGACTTCGTAGTCAAGTGTGATGAGACGAATAATACTGCTGCAGTGATCGATAACAATGAATTTGTTGCCGATATCTACATCAAACCAAATCGTTCCATCAACTTCATCGGTCTGACCTTCGTTGCCACTCGCACGGGTGTCAGCTTTGACGAAGTTCTCGGCGTATAATTTAAAGAGGTAACAAACCGATGGCGGACTTAATTCAACAACAAAATCCCCCGAAGACAGCTGATCGAACTATTGATAGATTTAAGAGCAGATTGTCTGGCGGTATCGCCAGACCTAATCTGTTTGAGGTTGTTCTGACTTTCCCAGAAGATGTAGTCGATCCTAGTGTTAATGACCTTGACACTAAAGCAAGATTCCTGGTCAAAGGTGCAAACCTTCCTGCTTCTACAGTAACACCAATCACCATTCCTTTTAGAGGACGCAACCTCAAGATTGCTGGTGATAGAACGTTTGATGTTTGGACTGTTACAATCATCAACGATACCGACTTTGCTCTCAGAGGTTCCTTCGAAAGATGGATGAACTCTATTGCTCAGGTATCCACCAATGCTGGTAACACAGATCCCCTGGATTATCAGACTGATGCGATTGTTCACCAACTTGGACGTGCTCCTGTAAGTGGTGGTGCTGGTGCTCAAGAAAGTGGTGTTGATCAACCCATTCTCAGAAGCTATCAGTTCCACGGAATTTGGCCAACAAACGTCTCTGCTATTGAACTTTCTTACGATAACACTGATGCTATCGAAGAGTTCACCGTTGAACTTCAGGTTCAGTGGTGGGAGGCTATTGGAAACGGTGGTACTATTGCCTGATAAATAGGAGAATAGAACGCACACTTTAATATGGCTAGGCTCTTTGGTTTCTCTATTGAGGACAACGAGGATAAATCTAAAGGTATAGTCAGTCCCGTCCCTCCGACAAACGAGGACGGGGCTGATTTTTACGTCTCTACCGCTTTTGGTAGTCAGTCGATTGACCTCGAAGGTGTCTACAAAAGTGAGTATGAACTCATTCGTAGATATCGTGAAATGGCACTCCATCCAGAGTGCGACCAAGCAATTGAAAACGTAGTTAACGAGGCTATTGTTAGTGACCTTGATGATTCTCCTGTTGAGATTGATCTTAACAATCTCAATGCTAGTGATGGTATCAAAGATAAAATTCGCAAAGAATTCAAACACATCAAAGACCTTCTAGATTTTGATAAGAAGGCACATGAAATTTTCCGCAACTGGTATGTTGATGGTAGAATCTATTATCATAAGGTAATTGACTTAAAGAGACCACAAGACGGTATTCAAGAAGTAAGATATATTGACGCATTGAAGATGCGTTATATCAGAAAAGAAAAAGATAAGAACAAAGATAGATCTGATCTGTTTAACAATACTCAAGTCTCAGAAAATCAAAGAGTGATTTTTCCTGAGATGGAAGAGTATTTCATGTATACTCCTAAGATTAACTATCCAACCACAGTTCCAAGTTATGGTGGTGGAACCAAAGGAGTTAAGATTGCAAAAGACGCTATCACATATTGCACATCTGGTCTGGTAGATAGAAATCGTCACTCTGTTCTTTCTTATTTGCAGAAAGCAATCAAGTCTCTCAATCAACTTAGAATGATTGAAGACTCTCTGGTCATCTATCGTTTGAGTAGAGCACCTGAGCGTAGAATCTTCTACATCGATGTTGGTAATCTTCCTAAGGTAAAGGCAGAGCAATATCTGCGTGACGTAATGAATCGTTATCGCAACAAGCTTGTCTATAATGCCAACACTGGTGAAATTCGTGACGATAAAAAATACATGTCCATGCTGGAAGACTTCTGGCTTCCTAGAAGAGAAGGTGGTCGTGGCACAGAAATCACAACTCTGCCTGGTGGTCAGAACTTAGGTGAACTCTCTGATATCGAATATTTCCAGAAGAAACTTTATAGATCTCTGGGTGTTCCCGAATCTAGAATGCCTGGTTCTGGTGATGGTTTCAACCTTGGACGTTCTTCTGAAATTCTGCGTGACGAACTTTCATTCAGTAAGTTTGTAGGAAGACTTCGCAAGAGATTCAGCAATGTATTCCTTGATATGCTGAAGACTCAACTTTTGCTTAAGAATATTGTTACTCCCGAAGATTGGGAAACAATGTCTGAGCATATTCAGTTCGATTATCTCTATGATAATCATTTTGCTGAACTCAAAGAAAAAGAATTGATGGAAGGAAGACTCGCTCTTCTTGCCCAAGTAGAACCTTATGTCGGTAGATACTACTCTACAGAGTATGTCCGCAGAAAAGTTCTGCAGCAGAAGGATCAAGAAATTCTTGAGATTGATGCTCAAATTGAGGATGAAATTGAAAGAGGAATTATTCCAGATCCTAATGAGCAGATGCTTGAAATGGAACCTGGAATGGATCCCATGGGTCAACAACCACCAGAAGAAAATCTCCGTCAAAGAGGAAACGATATGACGGATACTGATCTGGATGTTGGCGTCATATAAATAATCGTTAGACAATAGTATTTTTAAAAATGGAAGACGTTATTGACCTTATTGCCACTGATTCTTCTGCGTCTGAAATTAGTGACAAAATCAAAGATGCTCTTTACAGCAAAGCTGCTGAAAGAGTCGATGCTTTGAGACCAGTCGTTGCTAATTCTCTCTTTGGTGGAGAGACTGAGACTGAAGAAGAAACCGTTGAGATCGAAACACAGGAAGAAAACTAATGGCAA